TGCGGCTATGCGATCGCCTTCAAATAGATCCGTGGCGTCTGTCCCTCGAAATCACAGAGCGGGCTGTTGATTCGGATTTGTCCCACTTTGAGCAAGTTCTAGCGGATCTAGCTGAGTGCAAAATCAGACTGTCGATCGACGATTTCGGGACAGGAGATTCAGGACTGTTGCGAGTTGCTCAGGCGATCGACTGGTACGAGGTCAAAGTTGACCGATCGCTTCTCCCCTCAGACATGACCGACAGCCGACGGCAAAAGATTTGCGGAGGGATTGTCGCCCTTTGCCGTCGGCTCGATATTCACGTATTGGCAGAGGGAATCGAGACCAAAGAACAGCTTGAAGTGTGTCGGGCGTTGGGGTTTGAACATGCCCAAGGCTACTACTTCGCGAAGCCGCTACCACCAAACCTGATCACGACTAGAGCGACGGTGAGCAGTCAATCATAATACCTTGCTTGCGTTAATTGTGCTATGCGCGTATAGTTTGAGGTGGTCTATTCCTTGGTCGCTTCCATGCCGCATTCACAGCACCCTATTTGTCAACTCGTCAACGATTTGCTAGCCCCCATTTTTGAGGAATGGCGAGAAGGCAAGCGAGAAGACGAGGACGATGTTTATGACGAATTGAGAGTGTGAGCCGATCCAAGCTCCGCACCCCACGACGACCCCTAGCCGGGTCGTTTTTTTTGTGCCCTCACAGCCACCCAAACTTGACCTCTAGCAAATTGCCTCGAAACGAGTGCGACAACGAAGCCGACGCGCCATCGGGCTTAGACATGGAAAACTCCTTGTAGCAGCCACAGCGGGCGCGACAATCGCACTGAGATCCAGGTGTGGGCAATGTCCCGATCTTTTGCCATCCGCGTCCCTCGTACTCAACACACTGTCGGCACGATTCCGATAGCGTTCGGTGTCGTCGTTCCCACTCGTACCCCTGGGAATCGTGCGACAGTTCGCGAGATTCGTGATAGCTAGAGGTCGTGTTGTCGAGGTAAAGTTCGACCCGCGATCGAAACATCGCGCTGCTCATTCCCTCGCTAATGTCGCGGCTGAAACCATGCAGAAATTCAAACTCCTTAACCAGCTTTTGAGAAAGTCTCGCAATATCACGATCACGCATTTGAGGGTAGCCGCCCACTCCCAACAGCCATGACCACGAGTGAAGCATCTTAAGTTCGCTTCCCATCGCCAACGTCCAGTCGGCCAGACTTAGCACGCCTGCCTCAAGATCGTCGGCCAATTTCAGCACGACAGATCGACGTGAGGCGATCGCCGTGTTTAAGAGAGATCTCACCTGCGTTGCCGATGCAAATCGTTTTGTGTCTTTGAACCGAAAACGCTGTGATCTTGCATCCCACTCGATGTCTATTTCGCTCATATTCCTAGGTGATTATTTGGCGGCAGGGTGAGACTCAGAAAAACGGCTGTAGCGTTTGCCCTGTAAATGTTTGGGCTGTTTTGAAAGCGTGCCACGTGATGGCATTACCCCTATAAAAGAAGATTACATGGTGCACGTGGTAGAGAGTTATGAGGCGACTGCCTGATTTCCGGTTGTGAGAGTTGGGACAAAATCAACTCCGTCGTACGTTCCCAAAATTGCCCCGTCATCGGTGGCGACAGATCCAGATGCCGGGTCAACGGCTAGGGTTAGCGACCCGGTACGAGCGAGATCCGCGATCGCCTCTGGTAACGTCCCGAGGTTTTCGTTTACCCACGCAAGCGCTACTTTCTCAGCATCAACCTGTTGACGTTCGGTTAGGGGTTCACCCTCGGGCGGTAAGTCCGGGGCGGCGGCATCCGCAATCAAGTCGGGAGGCGGTAGCTGTAGCAGCGTCATTGACAAATCAGCATCGGCCACCTCGCCGCCCCGCCACGCGATTTCGTTTACGCTGACCTCGGACAGCACAACAGGCGATAGCGTACGTCTCCCCATGACGAATGACAACGCAGGGGGCGCAAATCGACCATTAACCGGATCGGCCTCTGTGAGCGCCTGCAACGCCTTGATCGCACCCTCAAGCGACACGCCTGCCAACCAACCCCGCAACTTTACGCCTGAGAGCGAATATGAGCGGCTAGCGGAATGTTGAAACTGTACCGAAGGGTATCGGCTCGCAAGCGGAGCGGCTTCGGTGTATTTCGCGCCAAATGGTGACGAGATGGATTCAGGGTTGACGAGGAACACCCACGGAGTGATAGTCGAGCCTGGTGCGGGTTCAAACTCAATCAAACGCGCCTCTGCCTTGTCTTTGCTCGCAGTGGGATAATCAGCCCACGCTCCCTTGTTTGTCCAGCTTGGGAATTTTGGCAGGGATAGCGCGTTGCGGCTAGGGTCGATTTCCTTCGGTGGCTTATCGAAAGCAAATGTCATTATGTCTCGATGGTTTCGGCTTGCAGTACGAACTTGAATTTCGGGTTAGGAGGCTTGCGTTCCCATTCGGCGATCGCCTCCTGTAGGTAGTCTCGCGTCACGTCGGCTAGTTCGTTAAGCGCTTCAATGCTGAGTAGTTCCGAGCCGATCAAGTCTTCCATGTTGGTCGTCCTCAAGATGTCTTCATTGTCGTTGCCAGGACGCCACAACACCGACAGGTCACAACGTTGGCGCGATCGCTTGGACAATGGATGTATTGCAATCTCGGGATATTCCAATGGCACAATTTATTAACGACGGCTCCCCTGCGGACACGATCATCATCGGCATTCAAGGCCAAACGGGTCAGCGCGTAGAAGCGGCTCGCGTCGATATTTTTGCGATCGATTCCGACGGCACAGCCGATGGTACAGCGACAATCACCGTGACCGCGATCGGGACAGATTCCGCCGTCTCCGCTGGGCCTGTTACCGTCACGTACACTGATCCGCTGTTCTCGTAATGCCTCAAAAACGCCCTGAGAATCCAGACCTGCAACAGGCGGCGCGTGCCTTAGCCTATGCCGAACTGTACGACGATCGCGCGGCTACGACGGCGTGCGGATGCGATCGCGCGTCGCTGACCCGGTGGCGTGCTAAGTACCAGCTTGAGCAGGCGGGCGGGTCGGAATTCTCAGAGGCGTTTTACCATTGGCAGCAGCAATTCTCATCACCGGGCGAGACGGTCAAACGAGCGACGATCGCCACCAATAAGTTACTCGACACGATCGCCGCGTTTGCTGATCGGGTACAGGGTGACCCTGAATCAGTGCCAGCCGAGATGATGGTCGCGTGTGGTCGGACACTGGATTACGTGCGGGCAACCGAACGTCAAGCCTCGCAGACAGCGGCATTGGAGCCGCTACGACGCAAGGTGATTACGAAGCAATTAGAATTAGAGCTGACCATCAGTGGCGATTCGTGAGTATGGCGATCTCCTGAAGGATGTCCTACCCGATCGCGAGTTCCGGGAACTGGTAGACGCGATCATGGCAGAAGCCGACGCGGTTGAAGCGGATCGATTTCAGGTTGAACCGGAACCCATTGACGTTCCCGATAACTGGGTGGACTTTGCGCGATCGTGCGTCGTGCGTTCAGGTCATGGCACGGTTGGCTTTGATCCGTTCCCGTTCCAAATTGCCTTGGTGGATACCTTTACCAAAAACCGAGGCACGGTGGTGTTGAAGACCCGACAACAGGGCATCTCCGAAACGTGCTGGATTTGGTTTCTGTGGAAGGCGTGTCGATTCCCCGGCTACACGGCGGCGCTGTTCTCGAAACGGAAGGAAGACACCAGCGACTTGGCGCGACGGGTTCGGCTTGCATTGGCGGGCTTGGGCGTGCAATTGGCGTCGGACAACCTCATGACGATCGAGTTGCCCAACCGCTCAAAGCTATTGTTTCGGACTGCCCGCAAATCAGACGGGCGGGGTATTGCCTCGGTATGGGATCTCCTGTTTGATGAGGCGGCGTTTGTGCCGGATATCGAAGAAATTTATGGCGGTGCGGTTCCGTCGCAATCGATGCTGGGCGATCGCGCTCGTACGTTGGTTGTGTCAACTCCCGATAGCCCGTCGGGTTGGTATTACGATTTGCTCAACACCGGCAATGGCGATCGCGAAATCGAGGCGGTGTGCCAACAAATCCGCAATCAGGCAGTTGAGCCGTTCCAAGTCTGGACAGACGAGAACGGGTGGGGGAAGGCGATATTGCATTGGCGAGCGCATCCCATCTACGGAAAGCAAGACGACTACCTGGAACGTGTGGCAAGAAATATGCGCTTGCCAATGTCAACGGTGCGGCGTGAGTACGACTTGGACTTTGGGCAGTCTGACCGATCGGTGTTTGGCGTTGACCTCGTGAAGCGGGCGCTCGTGATGGATGGCGACGCTGTTGAGTTTGATGAGTGGTAGAATGGGGATACTAAAAAGCCCGGTCGCATGGGGACGTTAGCGCGTCCGACCATCACCGGGGGTATCTCGCTCTACCGGGGCGAAACACACATGAATTCTAGCAAATCACTGTCGCACAATCTATGCGGGGTTGCTGTTTCCCAAAGCTTTGGAGATGGTTACGTCAATGTGACTCAACTCAGCAAGGCTTATTTTGAATCGACGGGCAAACGCCGTCAGCCAAATGACTGGCTGCGATTAGAGCGAACGAAAGAGACCTTGGAGCATCTTTCCTCCGTTACGGGGATTCCCGTAACGGCGCTAGTACGGACGGTTCAGGGTGGTAACGACCTGTCTGCACAGGGAACCTACTTACACCCACGGCTATCGATCCGTTTCGGAATCTGGCTGTCGGATGAGTTCGGCTTTGCGGTTGAACAGTTTATCTCGCAATGGTCGTCAGAGTTTGGCGACTTTATCCAGACTCGTGACAAAGGCAAGCTGATCCGCCGATCAACTACCGACGCAATCCAAAACGCGGGCTTTACGGAGCATTATCATTACATCAACGCAACCCAAGTTGTTTACCGATCTCTCTTTGGAAAGACGGCGAAGGAACTGAAGAAAGACTTAGGCTTGAGCGATCGCGAAAGCTTGCGTGACTCAATGGACGCTCATGATTTACGAATGGTTGAAATGATGGAGTATCGCCTAGAGAAAGAGCTGGCAAAGGGCGTCCATAAAACGTACTCGGATTTTCATGCAGCCGCGAAACTCATTGGCGAAAATATCAAGACTGCAATGACGATTGATTAATTAGGCGATCGCTCTGATGTAGTTTATGCCCCGTCATTTTGGCGGGGTTTCAAAAGAAATGTCCAAACAGAAGAAAAATACCCTTCGTCTTGTGGCAAAAGAGGCTAGCGCGATTGCAAATCGCAACGAGCTTCAAGTAAAACCTTTTCACCGTAAATACGAAACGCTTCGCAAAGCCTTTGTTTCTAATCAAGGCAACATAAAAATGCAAGCTCCAAACGGGCAAGGTGTACGCATCCTCTCTCGATTCCATTTCAAAGAAACACCTTTAAATTTTGCGTCGCATTTTGAGCCTTTTTTTCTTTTACTTGCGCTTGCTTATGACATCAGAGAAAAACCTAACTGTGTTCTTGTCGGAGACGAAGCTGACTGTTACCGAGCCATAGAGGTGGTGGCTCAAGATTGCCTGGAGATAGGCATGTCTTCCCCCTCTTATGCCCGTCCATTGACAACACCAACGATAGGAATTGATCAAACTACAGCAGATCTTTTATTTCAAACAGACTTGCCACGGGATTTTTCGAGAACAAAAATCCCGTGGGAATATGGGATTATTTTTTTTGATAAACGGTGTCATAATAGCCGATTTCAAGACTTTCCTTGCTGGATTGCGTTTTCTGCTACGGGGAAAAACCTTATTGCCTACAATGAGCTAACCTCTCAATCTGTTGTTATTGATTACCAAAAATCAGGGCGGAACCGACCTCTGACAATACTAGCCCCTAGCCTTGATGGTGAAATACTTTTTGCTAATGCAGACATAGAAACATCAAGTCCTGATGATCTCAACTGTGGCAAAAGTAAGCCTGTCGTTACGCTTGAGGATGAATATTTCCTGTTTTGTCGTCGGCTACTAGGCAACGTTTTTGCTATGGCTAACGCATACCCTACGGATAAGTCCGCATCACCAACCTCCTTAATATCTTTCAATCTCAGTTCCAAACAAAGTCAACTCAATGGATAACGGACTCTTTAACCCCTACCCTCAATCACATGATGGATAGTCGCGCCCGCCTAGCGGGGTATGGCTGCTAGTTCGAGGCTGACGCAGTTTATCCCCTGTTTTTAACCCCATGCCCACCGAAACGATCGCCTCACTCGACTGTGCCACCAGCGGCGCGGACTACCTCGTGTTCCTGGTAGGCCGCGTCACCAGCGAAGGCGTCAAAGTCATCGCCAAATTCAGACGCCAAAAGGTCACGATGACCGAGGCGATCGCGACGATCGCAGCGATGACAGCCCGCTACGAAATTTCGCGCATCGTCGTCGAAACCACCGGTGGCGTAGGCGAACTCTACCGCCAACAGCTCATCGAACGCAGCGATATTCGTGCCGGTATCATCGGCTTCAACACCACGGCACAATCCAAGCCGATCGCGATCGAGCGGCTAGCCCTCTTCCTAGAGCGCGGTTGGCTGCAAATCTCCGACCCGCAAATCGCCGATGAGCTAAAGGCATTCCAGCGAAACGGACGCAAGCTTGAGGCCGCGTCGGGTAAGCACGACGACACGGTCATGGCGCTCGCGTTCCTCGTGTCGATTGTGGAGATCGACCGGCTTCAGTATGGCGATCGTGATCCGACGTCCCTTCGGTTTTTCGCGACCGAACCCAAGCGATACGAGTCCGTGCCCGAGGCTCGCAACGAATTTCGCAGCATGTTTGGAGGCGATTAATTCCCAACCAAAATCACACCGCTACGGTTTTAAGCTAGGTTCGATTCCTGGCTGCGGTATTCCGCATTGGATGGTGCGGGTTCGTATTACGGAGAAAATCATGTCAGCATATTTGAGCCAACCCCAAGACATTGACCTAGAACCGTTCACCGATAGCCCGGACTTGCCGGAGGGTCATCTGATCGTCGGCGGCGTCAAATTCTTTCAGTTGTTCCCGGATATGAGCGAGATCGTCATTCACGTTCCGGGTGACTGGAATGTGAATGACGACCCAATTTACTACCACAAAACAGCACAAGGCGGTCACATTATTTTGTACAACGACATCACGGAGCAAGCCATCTTTGTAGGGCATCCCGCCCAGCCAGACACGACTCAGCAGAATCGTCCATAAATCCAGCCCAGATCGCCCTAGTCCACCCGCTGTAATCGAAACACAGCGGCGGGGTAGGGCGTTCCCTCGAAGGAAATATCTTTGCTGTCGTAGAAGTTGTCGAACTCGATGTTTGAGTCCCACACAAAAGACGTGCGTGACGAGCTGTTTGAAATCACGCGACCATTGCCGGTAGCAATCCCAATATGATACGCACCATGCGAAAACACGATGTCGCCCGGTTGCGCTTCGCTTAGGGGAATTTGCACAGCGTTTCCGGGCTGCAAACACCAGTTATAAACAGTCGGGCAATGCACTGGATTAGCGGAGCCAATAACACCGCCGCCGGTCGCGTTGGCGATGATAGCGTTCACTGACCACGCGCACGCATTGGTTCCACCATCAGGCCCCGAACTCGTGTCAGTTCCGATATATGCCTGAGCCGCTGCGTAGATGGCCGCGTTTAGGTCGGACGGTACATTGGTCGCTCCTGTCGTTGCTGCCCCCGTAGCGCCCGCGCTAGCCGCTGCTACCGCCTGTTCAGGCGCGGCTTTCTGTGGCGTATAAAACTCGATCGTCGTGACCGCATGACCGCCACCAATCTTGTGGCCGACGCGACCCACACGATACTCACGGGCGAACGCACGGCGGGCGTAGTCGTTGTTAAACAGTGCGGGGTCAAGGCCAAAAATTGAGCCGGGAACCAATGTCAAGACGGGGTAGGTCGTAAGCAGTTCCAGCGACCCGGTAACGCCCTTAACCCGGCGCGATTCGTTCGGGATTGCCTCCGCTGTGGCCGTGCCGTCGTCCGCTAAATCAGCCGCGCCAATCTTCTGGTTAGGCAGTCCTGTGATCGATGTATCGAGTACCGGCGGCGGAACCTCAAGGATTAACTCAGCAGCCGATCGCGTTTCGGCTTGCGTCGGGGTTGGTTCGGCCTGGGGCGTGCCGTGCACTGGCAAAGATTGCGAGCCCGTAGTAAATGTGCGAACTGCGTTACCCGTTCCCGTGGGGTCGTCTGTTTCGAGTACAACAATCTCAGAGGTTAGCGGGTTGATAGCTGCGCTTGCTTTCCCGGCTTCCGAGTCAGGCTCGCTTTCCGTTTCGAGTTGAGCGTCAGAAGTAACAGCGCCCGATCGCCGTTCGGTGATGGCCGAATCTGACCACGAAGCCGATATCAAAATGTCAGGCGTGACGACGAAGTTGGTGAAATGCGGAACCCACGGTTCAATCGTCAGCACCGCGCCATCATCCACAACACGCAAACCATGAGCGCGACATTCTCTCAGGAGCAGTCGTAGATCGCTAATTCCGTCTTGAGATAGATAAGCGTACGTTGTCCCGTCGAATGGTTCACCGTTGGCGTCAACCATGTTGAGCGTCAGCCCGTGAGCTGCGCAAATGTTTTCAGCAAGCTGACGTAACGTGATGTTCTCGTAGGCCGTGTTTTTCTTTCGGCGATCAAGCAACCATCGAATTGACTGACCTTTGATCGTCAGCACGTCAGGTCGCATCGCCACGTCCAAGCCGGTATGAATGAAGTGATAGGAGATCGTTTGCTCTGCACTCTCAAAGCCCAGCTCTACGATGATTTCAGTACCAACATCGGCGGTTGGCGTTTCTATCGTTTCTGGGGGCGTTTCTGTGGCTGTGGTGGTATCTTCCGTTGTGGGTTCGGGTGTCGTTGGCGGCGGTGCAGCTGTGGTCGCTCCCGTGAGAGCTGACGCAAGGTCTCCTGATTGCAAGCGAGATAGGTAGTCGTCTGCATAGCCTGCGATCATCCCGCCATTAAGAGCAACGTCGCCATTGACGATCGCACGCGCCCCAACAAAATCAGCGCGCCCGCCTCCGATGTAGTCGCTTAGGCCAACGCCCGTGTAAGTGCCGTTGGCCATCCCGTGAACCAGGACATAGGCGCTCATGCTTGCGTTTGTGGCAAGTTGCTCAGGGTTGCCAATCAGGTCAACGCCTAGCAGGTCGGAATAACGCTGGTAGTTGATTCGCCCGGTTAGCTGCACATAGCCGCGTCCTTTGAAGCGCACGCCGTCACCGGGCTGTGTGTTGCCAAGGTCGCTACGCCCCTCGTACGCTTCACCGCTAGCGTATTCTTCAAGCGTATTGAATCGGTCGGACTCGTGGTAGGCGGTCGCCAAAATGTAGGCAATTTGGTTAACGTCACTCACTCCCTGACGGAGACATTCAGCGATGATCGCCAATTCGTTCGACGCTTGCCCCTGCGTAAATCCAGACGAACCGGGTGCGCCTACCGTTGCTTCACCCGTTCCGGCTGTTGCTGCTGGGGGTTGTGGATCTTGTAACAGCTCAGGGCTAACGATGATTCCGCCTTGAGCTTCGATCTCGACAAACTTTTCTCCCGAATACACCAGCCCCGGATCGTTTACCTCAATCGTGCAGGTAGCCGATCGCTTGTCTTCCCCCAAATCAACCGAGACGGACAAGAGGCGTTCGTCGCCAGTTTGGAGAACGTTCTGCCCAAACGTGACGCGAGTAAAAGTGACGCGCTCGTAATAACCCACCTATCGATCCTCGTGCCACATCTTTCAACCCCTGAGAGAACTGAAGTGCGTTGTTATGATCCTACCTCGAAAAGATCTAGCTGTGCCACGTGCACCACATAATATCTTTTATATAAGGGTAAGGTCATCACGTGGCACGACGCCAAAAACGCCCAATCCTTTACCATTCATTCGTTACAGCCGTTTTAGATGACGGTGAAGCGTCCCGAGTCGAGGCGGCGCTTTTGACCTTGAAAAGCGATGAAAACTTCGTATTCGATTGACCGCGTTCCTGGTTCAAGCGACGGAACCAGCGTGCTGAAATCGACGATCGCTTGGAACTCCAATCGCGATCGATCCAGGTGCAAGATCGACAAATCGTAATCATCGGTCGTAGAGTCGTTGTCCCACGTTCCTAGCAAAACACGCGGCTGTGTCGTGGCCTCGTACAGAGAAAGGGTGACAATCGCGTTGGTGAGATCCTGGCTGCGATCGGCTGCGGTAGCCGACAAAATCATCGCAGGGATTTCGGTACGGAGAAACGACGAATTACAGAGGGGAGCCATAGTACACAGATTGATTCGGAATGAGGGGACGGGAACGGTAGCGCAATCGCCACGCGGCGATCGGTGGGTGACGGAGCAAGCCATAGTGGTCGGATTGTATTTGCTTCTATCATCCCCGTGGCTGACTTGAATTGAGTACAGGTCATAAATTTGGGACATAGTCAGGGATAGTAAAACTGGGCGATAACCTACCCTGTCTTGTGTTTGTTCCGTCTGGCTCGTGTTTCATGTTTCGCGGGTCAGACTTCCCTAAATCAATGCTGACAATTTACCCACACCGTCTATCTCGCCTCACCGACCTAATTCAAGATCCTGACCGATCGCGTGTTTGGGTCAGGTTGCAACGCGGGCTAACCCAGGCCGATCAAAGCAAGTACGATCGCGCTCGGTGGTTCTTTGACCGGGCGCTAGAGATTTGCACAACCGAGCGAGAAACAGACATCGTCACAACCGCTATTGAATTTGTGGACTTGATAACAAGCTCACCCGAAGCAGACCGACTCGCGATCGCGGTTCAAAAGTTTTCCGTCATTAGACAATACTTTGCAGGAGCCTAGGCTAAATGGCGCTACAACAGCCGACGTCGATTTCTTACCCACTCGCTATCGTTGACGGTGATTTGGCGCTGTCACGCGGCACGCAATGCGTCTATGATGCGATGCGCTCGGTTATCGAAACCATCCCATTAGAGCGTGCATTTCGGCCTCGATACGGCACGCCTGATCCGCTGTTTAAAGCCGTGCAAGATCCAGCGACAATCGCGCAAGTGTATCGCAATGCGCTCCTGACCCAAGTTGAGGCGCTGCGAGACGTGAGTATCGAGACCGACTTTGACGAAGCTAATGGCGTCCTGCTTCTTACCGTGACGCCAGACATTAACCCCACGTCAGGGTTTGGCGTAACTCGTGATTCGTTCCAATTTGCATTGAGTTAGGCCCATGCTGAAAATCACCGAGACCGGAGGCGATCGCGTTCGATTCAAAATCAACACAATGGCCGCGCGTGCCAAAAACCTGACCCCGGCTTACAAAACTTTTGGTGAGTATCGCGCCCGCCGCCATACGGCGATCTTCAACTCGCAGCGATCGCCCTACGATGAAAAGTGGACAGCGCTACAACCTGCCACGATCGCGAAGAAACGCAAGAAAGGATCTGACCCTCGCATCCTTCATGACTCGCTAAAGATGCGAGGGTCGTTCTACACGAAGCCCACGGCACGCAAAATCGAATGGGGTTATTCAGTGCCCTACATCCGGTATCACGTCAAAGGGACAAGACGCCTCCCCATTCGATCGCCGCTTGAGGATAAACGCGGGTTAGCGCCTCGCGACATGAAGCGCTACAAGAAACTTTTGGCAGAGTATTTGCTGAACGACTAATCTGCCACGTGCACCATGTAATCTTCTTTTATAGGGGTAATGCCATCACGTGGCACGCTTCCAAAATCCCCGCACATTCGACCCCGTAAACGTTACAGCCATTCTCACCCCAAAACATGAGCGCAATTTTTAACGCACTGAATTCCGCCGAAACAACAGCCAAATCAAGCCAAGATCAAGGCGAGATCGGACGGGTCGCATCTGTCAGGATGGGGGTCGTTGTTGACAATGCAGATCCTCAAGGCTTACGTCGTGTTCGGGCGACCGAGGCAAGCACCGGGGGCACGGTGACGACCGATTGGTTGTGGCGAGTCGTTGACGCCTACGACGATCCGCCACTACCCAAGCGCAACATGCTAATCGAGGTGATTTCGTTTGAGGGGAACCCACACGCACGCGCCTACCGGGTGATGTGCAACGCGCAAAACCGCCCGCTTGCCAAAGGCGATATCGTCAATGATTGGTATCGGATTGTTCCCGGCGATCGCGATATGGACATCGGCAAAAACGAACACACCCGGATTGGTGGTGAAGAGTTCCGGGAGGTTGGCGGCGATCGCACGGTCACGATTGAAGCGGATGACCTGAAGCAAATTGGCGATAGTTGGAAAGTTGAAGCAGGAAAGGATATCGAGTTTGTGGCAACTGGCAACATCAAGATCTCAACCAAAGGCGGTGCGGCGATCGTTCTCACCGCGTCAGGCAATGCCTATATTGAATGCGCTGCTGGTTATCGCTTGACACTGGGCGGTTCGAGTTCGACGGCGATCGGCACAGACTTGGGAATGAACCTGGCAGGCGGCGTCTTTCGATTCGACAACCCTCAAGACGTGATCATCGATAGCAAGTCGGTGACGACGATCGGGGCGGTGGATAGCCGTGGCGATGCGCTCGTGACGCGGGGGTGGTAAAAAGCTGGATTGTTGCTGCTAGAATATTAGGGTATTTTGATCGCCGCGCCGAATGGTGGAACATTCGGCATTATCAGCGGTAATCAAAAGGAACTCTCGATCCCATACATAGATTTTACCAATGGCTGACTTATTTTTCCCGTGTTCGGAACCACTGCGCCACGACTCTGGGCGCAGTGGTGTCATGCTGATTCAAACAACAGCGGATTGGGTCGTCAAAGCTCATCGCAAATTGGACTTGATTTCGGCTAACTTGCGGACTCAATGCCTGAATAAAACGGTTCGAGAGATTATTGATACGTTGATCCGAGAGCCTGAGATGTTCATCTTCAAAGCTGACCCGATCAAGCTCTCGATCGAAACAGCGGTGTACAGTTATGCAAAAGGCGGGCTGGAATGCGTGGCTTTGCCGTCGCAAGGTCAAGGCTTCAACAATGGGGGCGGTCGTATTCGCGCCTTTTGCTTGGCTGTTGAGCAATCCGATTCTGTTGACCTATCAAAGATCCCGGTTTTCCTCCATATCGCTTACGGCTTAAGCGACGAAAAACAGGTAGATGTGTGCGTAGCTTCAAACACATCTACGAACGTTGGGGCTGCATCAATCCTAAATAAACGCGGGATCTTTGACCCCATCAAGGAGCGCTGGGGTGACAAGTTCCCCTGGTGCGTCTATCACGAGGGACAGCACACGGCGGATCTGGGAGAGGCGCATTCGTTCTCCTCGTCAGTGTCTGTCGTTCTTTTGATCAACCTGATGCTATGTGTCAGCCCTTCCTACAACTATGAGCTAGGGAAGCATCCATCCTCCATTGTTTCTGGCAGCGGCGTTTTGTCCGCCCCTCGGCTGGCCGAGATTAGTATCAAACACCGACTACACTTGCTTGGAGATTTGTACGATATTTGGTTTTACGGGATGGAAGCTATAAAGGCGTACGTTGATCGCTATGGGTGGGTAAGTCAGGAGACCGGGCGTCCCTTTTTCCCTAGCACAAAGAATAGCCCAAAAAAAGCTACTCATTTCATGCATACGCCTCTCAAGTGGCCTGGGCTAATCAGCAAAGACATTCCGGTTCCAGTCGTCGCTGCTTGCCGTGTTTTTCTTCGCGACAATGACTGGGGCGTGACCCGTTCCTGGTTGATGAAAGTAGCCGTTCCCGCGCTTTGGAAACAGTACCAGATTTCGCTAGTCAAAAGTGCCAAGATACAGAAATACACCAACCTTCGCGCCGCGCTAGGTCATGAGTCCATGTGGTCGAGTTTGGTCATCAAAGCGCAAAGCCTGCTGAACGAATATAACGAACAGAAGCGATCAGCTTAGCCCTGTTTCTTACCACAGCGAAAACACCCGGATCTTGTAGGACGATCCGGGTATTTTCGCTGTGGTAAAATGATGGAGTATTTTGATCGCCTAGCCAGGTGCTACCAACACCCGGCATTACCAAGACGATCTTCCTGCGTGAACACACCACGCAATCAACATGAGTATATCAAAATCGCAGCGCGAAACCGTCCGGTTCTTTGACGGACTTTCTATCGATGGCTACATGATGCCAGATGGAAGCTTTCGAGTTTCCATGAGTGGGGCGAGCATCTTGATGGGTTTCGCTCCAAACTGGCTTGGACGATTAATAAGCCGGGGTGGTACAAACCTCAAAGCCTTACAGGGTTTAGGTTTCAGCGGACAAACCGAGGAAACTGGTACATTTGCAGGAAAACCAGCTCAGACCATTAGCCTTAAGGATTTTCAGCGACTTCTCTTGTTTGGAGTGCAAGCGGGTAAGCCCCAAGCGATCGCCCTTCAAATGGCGCTGTCTGATATGGCGCTTGGGGATTTCTTTCGAGACGCTTTCGGGTTGCGTGCGCTATCAATCGAAGAAAAACGAGCGAAGTTTTACCAGGCATTCGCCGCAACACTCACTCGTCAAGATTGGCTCGACTGGGATCGTGGTGACGTTGAAGAGCTGGAAGACCATGCTCGCTTTTTAGGAGCCTAGCTCATGAAATTGACTCACGAATCAGGCCGTCCGTTGTCGTTGCTCGAACTACGCGCGATCGCTATTCCCTTAATCTTAGGTGGGCATACAGCGACAAGCATCATAGGACAATTCGACGTGACCAAGCGGACGGCAGAGCGCTGGATCGCAAAAACTACGGAATCCAGCAATACTGCAACCGAGATCCTTTCCCCCAGAATGTAGCCGTCGGCGCAACATCAATCGCCAATCGAATCGGCGTTCCCGGCAACACAAACCCAACATTGGCTGATGGCCTTGTGTGATTTGTGTACGTGTACCGAACAATGCCGTCGGCTGCGATCTCAAGGAATCGGACACCACGGGGACGAATGGGCGTGTAAGCGATTCCTGTAAGCTCTACCACGCGATGCTGATGCGCCGGGTCAGGGCGAAACCCGATCAATTCAGGAAACAGATCCTCCAGCCCGTAAGACGTTCCCAAGATTTGGTTTGCGGCATCCAGCATCGCTTTGCAGTCTTCAAGCCGTGCGCGGCGTTGCCCTCGGATCTGATTGGCGGTGTTGCTGCGATCAAGCCCGGTGATCTCAATTAGCCGCTTCATAAACGGAGCCTCGCCAGAACTTAACGCTCCGTCAAAGTTCTCCATTACTCCGATCAAAGTTTCCATTTGCGTAAACGCGGGATTGGGATTGCGAGACAGCGCCATAATCGACAAACCTAAACAGATACATATCACTAATATGTCATATCGTACAGGTATCGCGACAGGTTTATCTAGACTCGCGCTAGTCTTGCAAAGTATGCGATTCTAGGGTATATGCGTTGGTCTTGGTATGGCTTCTTATATTGATCGCAATGTGCTGAGAGTTCGGCTAGGTGAAATGGAGTTGCGGCAGTTATCACAAGTTGGTGATGACTTTACCGACGTTGAACCGAATGACGTGCGAATGGACGCGGCGATCGCGGCTGCGTCGTCCGAAATTGACGCGGTGTTAGCGGCGTCGTTTTTCATCCCCCTTCCGTGCCCCGCTCCAATTGATATCCAAGATATCTGCTTTGCGTTGGCACGAGAGCGGCTTGATACGATTGATCGTCGCGAGGTAGTAGCTGCGGACGCGGCAATGGCACGGGAACGGTTGCGAGATTTTGCAGACGGAAGACGGGTGCTAGTTTCCAAAGGTAAGCGTGTCCCGCCGATTGCCCGTGCCGGTTTCACTTCGACCGGAGATCTGAAAACAGCCGTTTACCGTGACGACACTTACCTAGGGGATTCATGGGACAGCCGGAACTCCTGAACGAGCTGGAACGCCGTCTTACAATTCGGGTGCAACGCGCAATCAACGAAGTGCCTGAAGTGCGAGGCCGGATTGCTGACGCGATCGGGTTAGAGTCTCGCGTGTCCAGGCCGACAAGCACGGCTAATGTCTATGTCGGCTATTCGTCATCGTCGTTTCGGCTTGATGATGAACAGTCAACCGAACGGATCGAAATGCATGTCCGCTCCGAAGTGCTTGGCCTAAAAAACAACCGACTATCGAAGCTGCTGTCTGACGCGATCATCGGCCATGTTTTATATTGGCGTCCCGGCCATCCCTGGATCGGTCGGTTTGAAGCTGAATCACGATCTGAGATTGGCTACTCGGAAGACGCTTCGATGTGGGTGTGGGACGCCGCTTTCGGGATTGACTTTACCTGGAATGGTTGGCCGATCGCTGATTGGATCGATCTTGATCCGTGTCTTCCGCCGATCGGTACGCCAACGGTCAAGGTTGGGCTATGGCGAGCCGATCACCCGGTTGATGATGAGTCCGTAGCCAATGCCGAATTTGAAGCCACAATCGAGGTAGACCCGCCGCAACCATGACAATAAAATTCACGCCACTACTCGCGCCTCAGTTGTCCGACTGGGATGAGCGGAAGATCGTCAGGATTGCCCTAGAACGCCTCAAGGCTGCATCTGGCAATCAAATCAACATCACCGACGCTCACAGCCCTGCTACCGCATTTATCGAAGCCCAGGCACTTGCTAGTGCAGAATTGCTCTGGCAAGCGGACAAACTAGCCGAGCGATTCTCTGTCCTGTTTCTCCAAAACTACGGCATTCAGCAAAAGCTCGGTACGACCGCACTAGGCGAGGTGCGGTTTGAGCTAAAAAGTGCGCTTGCGTCTCCGTACACAATTCCAGCCGGTGTCATCGTCCTGAGCGGTGCTAACAAACGTTATCGCACTGTGGAGAATCTGACGTTTGCGCCTGCTGAGTTAGCGCGTACGGTTGGGGTTGAATCGGTTGAAGTTGGCACTGCCTACAACGTTCCGGCAAACGCGATCGGGTCAATGCAGCAACCGCTAGCGTTTGTCTCACGAGTGTTCAACCCTGAACCTATCACGGGAGGAACCGACGCGGAAACAATTGAACAAACTAAAATCCGAGCGTTTGAACGGTTGCGATCGCGTGGTTTAGTGCAAGCGGTTGATTGGGAGAACGAAGCCCGATCAGTTCTAGGTGGCGGCATCGCTGTAGCCATTCCCAACCTAGGCCCCGACGGTCAGCGTGAAGAGCAAGGCACGGTTCATCTATTTGTGGCGAACTCTGACGGATCTCTACCATCGGATGAGCAGCGGGAAAGCTTAAGAGCGTACCTTGATGCAATGGCTCCGCTGACGATTGAGACAATCGTCAGTTCGTGCGATCCACAACCCGTCTATGTTGAGGTCATCGTCTCTGGAAACTCAGGATCAAATCCAACAACCATCGCCAACACGATCGCGTCTCGTCTCATGGCTTACCTGACGCCAGGGCGTTTCCCGTTTGGGCAGACTGTAATCCTAAACGAACTGGAATGGCAGTCTCGGGTCAACGGTGTTTCGTTTGTTCAGGGGGTGACGCTGGGAACGCAACCCGGATTAACGGAAGCCAAAAACTTTGCCATGCGTTACCGCTGGTCAATCCCAATCCTTACCCGAATCGGTGTTCGTGTTGAGATTGATTCACGTCCGTTTGCCTACACATTCGAGTTTTAATCA